CGTCCTCCTTCGCCACCTCGACTTTTGCCAGGCTATTCAGGAGCCCCAACGGCTGACCACCGCCCTTGCCATTGATGAAGGCGATGTCTTCGGTGTAGCCGAGCGCCTGACCAAACATCGGAATGAACCACGAGCCGATTGACACGGGCGACCACTTCATCCACTCGCCGGAAGCGTGGCCCAGCGCCATGAGCTTTTTGAGCTTCATTTCGACCATGCGCAGCTTCGGGCGGGATGCGGTGCCCTGGTCCAGTTCATCTTCCCAATAGACCCGAATGCCGTTGTAGATTTGGCCGTTGGTTCGGTTTTCGTCCCGCACCATGGGGATCCTCAACGTCTGCGTGCCCATCGTGAACCGTCGCGCACGTGGCCGAATGACGGCCGCCTCGACCCTGTTGTCCGTGATAAGCTGCATCGCGGCCGGGAAAATCATATAGCCACCGAACTCGTCGTCACTGACAACAAGGCCGTCACCTGCGGCCTTCTCCAGCATCTTTTCGGTGCGCTCGCGGCACTTCATGAGCTTCTCTGGCTCGCGGCCACTACGGGCAGCAAGAATATCGCGAGCCATGTGCCCAAAGGCGAGATGCGTCTTGCGCTCAGTCACTTCGCCTTCCGCATACCCGAAGTACGGGTCATCGTCGGACAGGTCCTTGACAGTGATATTGATCTGCCGCTTGGCGAGATTCTCCTTGGACAGCTTCTCGTCTATGATCTTCTCGGCTGCCTTTTCCATGGCGGCGGCCATGGCTTCCGCATCCTTCTGCGCCTGCCCGGCCGCGTCCGCGTCGTACTTCTCGGCGGTCTCTGCCGCGATCAGTTCCTTGGCGGTGGTCGGATCAACTTCGAGAATCGCTCCCGCCTTATGCTGTTTCTGGTCGGCAGGATTGTGCCAGTCCTTCAAAAGCTTGATGGTTTCATTCATCGGTGGTCTCCTGATTGGCTGTGATGCCGGGCCTTTTGGCACCCTTGCGGGTCAATCTGGCCGTAGTGGCTTGGTTTCAAATTGTCAACACTGCGAAAACTACAACTTTCCGCATTTCCTGTCAATCACGTTTTTCACGGCGTCGCTGACAAGCTGCTCCACATCGATCGGTGCGCGGACTTCCTTGACCACTCGCGGCACCTCTTTGACCACGCGCTGAATTACAACGACGGGCTCGTACAGATCAGGGAACGACTTGCGCAGCTCGCCCTGTGTGTATGACCGCAGCTCCGGCGGCTCCTCGTCGAATTGTCGGTAGTGACGTGCCAGGTGGTTGTAGACGCCCTTGCGGTCGCTGGCTGGAATGTCGACACCGCCCCGAGCACCCAGCAAGGCCGCCATTGCCGCTGTTACGCCTCGCCACACGACGGAATGCTCGCCGGCTGCCAGGTGGTGGGGCAGCTTGTAACTCGATTTGATGTCGGCCGCTTCTTGGTCGTACCACGCGCACATGATGCGCAGCTCCGCAACATCGGCCGCCGCGACCTGTCGTGGGCCGTCCCAGGATGCGCCTTTGTCCGACTTCGGGCCGTCGCCGTGGACAGAAAAAGGGATGACGCGTTTTTCGTCTGCGGGTTCGTCGTCGCCGCCGCCGCCCTTATTGTTGCCGGGCGCTGAGTTCAATCCCATCATTTTGAGGATTCCATCAGTAGCACCTGCCCCCTTGGCGACGGCGATCATTTCGGCATCAACATTGGCTGGTACAGTAACGTCAGAGTGTTCAAGCAGCACGCCCTTGGTGATCACCCGAGCGGTTCCTTCCTTCACGAACTCCGGCCATTCAGACTCCAACTTATTGCCAACGCGGTCCCAATCGTTATGGCCGGGCTCCGTCCATGCAAGCGGTACGAAACCGATGCTGCTGGCCTTGTGCAGCCCCTGCTTGACGAGCCGCCACTGGATGTCGGCAAGCGTCCCCTCGCCTGTGTCGCCATAGACGGTCTTAGCCTTCAAGCCGAAGTCGTCGGCGACTACCCACTCGTCTGCACCGAGGATTGGCAGGTTGTAGTTATGGCCGAACAAGACATGCGCGTACTTCATGAACTCTTTGACGTTGAGCCCCTTCGGGACGATTACCTCGTCGTCACGGTCACGGGTGCGGGCTGACACGTACTTGATGGCTGCCCGACTGCCGGCTTCCAAATCTTCGCTGGGAACTTTGGCTTTCTGCGCGTGATCGACCCGGCAGAGCTCAAGATCCTCCACCTTGCGGCCTTCTTCTTTGGCAAGGTTGAACACTATATCCTTCGCGCCAGCCAGCAGCTCGCCGACCTTCTCGCTGCTGATGAATTGATCCCATGACATGCGTTTCTTTGGCATCGCTTTATCCTCGGTTGAGCTGCGCCTCGATCCGCGCCAAGGCTGGCAGCATGTGGTTTCTCATGACAGCTTCCTCGTGGTAGGCTTTCGCGCCCTCTACGGCGCGTTTACTCATCTCAGCACGATCAGCTTCGTCCAAACCTGTGCACATTTCTCCGGTCCATGCACGTAGGCACGAGTATATCACGTTGGCAGGAACGTACATTTGGCGGCATCCAGGGCTTGTGTGAATCCATACTCCAGTCATTGTCTCACCGCCAAACACAAGCTCTGGACTCGCCGTCGCCTTTGTCACCAGCACGGGGCAGCCGCACGCCTGCGCCTCAATCGTCGGGATTCCGAAGCCCTCGCCGAATGACGGGTTGAGATACGCGTCGGATGCCTGGTAGACGGCCCGCAAGTAGTCCTGCGGCAGTTGGCCGGTAAGATATGCGTATTGCGGAGCCATGACGACAGTGCCCATGTCGACGCCGTACTGCTCGCACAGCGCCAAGATGTTGTGGCCGTTGGAGAATGTGCCGGAGGCTTCCATGTGTAGGTACAGCAACGCATTTCGGAGTTGCGGCTGGAATTGACCCCACGCCTCGATAATGGCCGGGATGTTCTTGCGGCCGGGCATGGCGTTATTGGCGCTGTTGACGCAGACCATGAAGGCATCGCCGATGTGCCGCTTCCATAGCCGGGAAAGCTGCTCGCGGGCGGCTTCTTTGTCGCCAGGATAGAACACGTCCGGGTCAATCATGTGCGGTACGTACAGCGGATCGTAGCCGGCCTCTTTCAGCGCCCGGACGCCGAACTGACTTTCAGCCACCGGCCACCGGCATGCGTCAAGTACCGGCTTGTTGAGGGACATAATCGGATCGGTGTCGGCCATGACCCACGCAGCCCATGGCAGCTCGCCGACCACCGTTGCATCCAGCACGAAGGTGTCCAGGAAGGACCAGATCAAGTCAGGCTTGAAATAGTCCGCATGCAACTTAACAACGTCGTTGCCCATCGCGCCCGTCTTGCCCGGCGGCAAGCACTTGATGCCGTTCCACTCTGTGGTGTGCGCGCCGATGCCGAACGTGCAAGAGATCGCCACCTCGTGGCCCGCATCCCGCAGCGCCCGGCACACCAGGCCAGTCTGCTGGCCGTAGCCGGTGGGGGCCGCGGGGTAGACGCTATGCCAGAGGATCTTCATTATTCCTCCCTAATCCACCACCGCCAACACATCGCAGCGGCAATTTGGATGAAGCGGCGGCCCAGCCACCGCGCTGTAGCCGAAGTTCAGCCGAATCTCGTTGTCGTCTTTCCCGAACGGGACCGACATGGTTTCGCCCTTCTCCCAATACGGCGCGTCAAGTTCGACTACCTTGCCGTTCATCTCCAGGCAGAAGGGGCATGCGTCTCCGGACGCATCCCATCGCTTGCCCGTCACAACATCGCTTTGCTTCCATGCCTCGATTTTGCCAGCGGTAAAGGCTCGGGCTGTTTCGGTCCGGGCGATCATGAGGGACCGCTTTTTGTTTTTCCAGTCCGGCACAATAGCTTCAAGCCGGCTCTTGATCCGCTGTACCGACAGCCCTTCCTTGGCCGCCTGCTCCATGACGTCGTTGAACTGGCGCATGGTGTCACTGTTCAGGTAGTTGGCGAACTCGAAAGCCTCGTTGCGCATGGCCTGAATGTACTCCGGCGATTCAACCCATTCTGGCAGCTTCATGCCGATTTGCCGGAGCGCAGCGTTGCCGCCGCGTTGGGATGGCGTCCATAGATGGTCTTCCGTCAAATCCGCGACCTCGCGATCCCACTTCTGCTTGTCCAGCAACGGCGCATCCCCTTTGAGGGCCTTGTCTATGTTGCCAACGATTTCTTTTTCTTGG